CCGCCGTATTCGTTCCGCCTGCGCTCTCAACGGCGGCAGCGGCCCGAATGTAGCGGCGAGTCACTCCCGGGAGTCGAACGATGCGCTCGGCGGCAGCTCCGCCAGATGCTGTTCCGGTGACCACCAAAGTCGCGAGCGGAGCGATGGCCGCGAACGAGCTATTGTCAGCCGAGTCCTCGAACGTAAAGGTGATTTTTTTCGTATCAGCCAGGTTAGGCGTCGCAGGGACGCTCAAGCTGACCTCGAACGGAGACTCGTCCTGACTCGTCGCGGTCAGGTCGATGGAGGCGGTTGCGTTGCTCGCGTTGGCGGCGGGCAGCGCAGAGGATTTGATTAGCAGTGCGTCTTGAAGGTTGCGAGACATGATGAGAAATAGTTAGGATTCGCTGGAGGTGATCGAGGCCGTCCGAATGATCGGGATGCCCTCCCATTCGGTTGGGAGAGGAGCCGGAAGGCCCGCTGCGTTCGTGGCAGTGCGACCCGAGCGAAGTTGCTCGCGGGAGCGCCCGTTCATGAAGATGTGGGTCGGTTCGAATCCGAACTCGGTGAACTTCTCGTAGGCCGAATACAACAGTGCGTCGGTCAGCTTCTTGGTCGTGGACTCGATATTTTTGATCCGAACAGCCGCGTGGCGGTTGGCCAAACGAAGTCCGACCCGTCCGGTCAGCCAGTTGGTCCAGGCTTGGTAAGGGTTGCCGGAACCATCGGTAACCGTTTCTTGCTCCCACTGATCGTTGAGGCGCAAGGTTTGGTCGTTCCCGAAAAGAACCTCCAAGGTCTCGACTCCCAACCGAACCATCCAAACGGACGTCTTGTTGGTCGATCCAGCGGCATCAACTTCGTGAGCCGAGTCAGCAGAATATTGAGCGAGGAGGCCCGGGAAGCCCTTGGCGTCGTTTCCAGTTCCATAATAGATCTGGGATCCGATGTAGCGCATCGCAGCCTCAACGGCACCGGTGGCGTGATTGCTGAGCCAGCGACCCGGGTCCTTTGCTCCGGCCAGAACTTGCTTATCGACCGCGATCTGATGGTCGAGGATGTGCGTTTGGAACACTTTCGTGTCGTAGGTGCTTTTCGAGCGGGCCACGCCCTCATTCGCGTCCCGGAAGGCCACACTTGGGAGGCCAGTGCGAACGGTCAGTTCCATAGTGCTGCCCGTAATAGTGGCAGCTGGGAAGATGCTCATTTCCGGTGCGGATTTGAGGCTATCTTCGATGATCGGATAGAGGATCCCGGCATCAGTCCGGGCGAGGTCAAGCAGAGTCGGGTAGGACATTGTAGTGTGTCAGAAAATTGTTAGCGTTTGGCGAATTGACGGTTCCAGATCTCGGCGGCGCTCAGAGCCTTCTGAGGTTGATCATCGCCCACTGGAGAAACTGCGAGAGGAGCGGCACCGGAGTCGGCGGCGATCTGGGCGGCCCGGGCAGCGATGCGGGCATCAATCTCCTCCGCCTTAACCTTCAGTTGCTCGTTTTCGATGGCAAGCTGCTCGGTCAGCTCGGTCAGCGCGGTCACGTCCTCGGCCAGCTTCACGATGCGTTCTTCGTAGGTGTTTCGGGCGGTATCGAGCGACGCTTGGAAATCGACAAGCGCGGACTGGCTCGCTTCCAGTTGTTGGAGCCGCTCAATCGCAGCCTGTAGAGTTTCTTCAGTGCTATCCATGGTCTGGTATTTTCCGCTGCCGATTTTGTCAACCTTCATGGCCATCGCGGCTCCGGTCATAGCCTTGAGCTTCCGCCTGACCGCTTCCTTGTTTTTTTCGACTCGGCTCAGGTTTCTTGCGCTCGCCTGCCTGGCTGAAAACATCTGGCCTTGCATCGAGTCCTCGGAAATTTTCCGACCCTTCGCCAAAACGGCAGATTTGAAATCGCCGAAAAGTTCTTCCACGTCGGCCTGGATCGATGCCCGCTGCTCATCGGTCAGGGAAACTCCGGGCATTCCGGCGGCTTTGTATTTACCGCTCGCGAAAACCTCCATTTTGAGGCCATCTTTTTCCATCGCTTTGCTGCGATCCAGAAAGGGAACGACAACTCCGATGGATCCCACCCGAGCAGATGGAGATGCGAAAATGCCGTCGGCCTGGCTGGCAACCCAATACGCTGCCGAGGCCATCCGACCTCCCGTCCAAGCGTAGATGGGTTTTTTCTTCGAAGCTTCCGCGACCGCTTCGGCCAGCTCAGGCACTCCGGCCACCGACCCGCCCGGAGAGTCAATGTCGAGCAGGATCGACTCAATTGAGTCGTCAGCGGCCGCCAGCCGAACTGCCTCGAGGACCTGCTCGGTGTCGGTCGCCTCGGTTAGCCAGCGAGTCAGATCGTTCGGCCTCCGTGCCATCGTTCCGTGGATGGCAATTTCCGCGATGCCGTCCCGAACCTCGGTCAGCGGAATTTGCGGAGTCGCCTGCTCTTTAATTAATCCGCGACCGTAAGCCTCGGCTCGGGAGGCGAGATGATCGAGGGCGTCCGGCGAAATGAGCCAGGAATCATGAGCGAGCAGCAGGTCGAGCATCGACCCAGACGTCTGTCAACCCGGAAGCGGAAGTGCAGGCATCGGTGGAGGCGTCGCTGGCTGCCAGAGCAGGCCAGCCGGAACGCCGAACTCGGCAGCAACGTCGAGGACGAGCCTCATATCGCGAGCCCGACGCCGAAGTTCCTCGGAGAAGTCCGCGCCGAGTTCCTCGTAATGGTCCGAGAGCGTCTTGAGGCCGACAATGACGTCTTCCCGGTTGGCTTGCGCTTCCCGGCCAGCGTCAGCCGTGACTCGTCGCGGCGTAACTGCGCTGATCCGCCACCAGTCGGCGGTTGCAGGCAACTGGCCATTGGAAATAGCATCGCCAATGACATAGAACCAGATCGGCTTGATAAGGCGATTGATAATTGCGTTTTGTCTCTGTTGGAAACGTCGGTCGGCCTTGGCGATCACAAGCCTAGTTGAAGCGCCTCCCACTTTGCTTGGATCGGCGGCAAATTCGTAGGGCAGAACTCCCAGCGCAGTGTCCCGGCGCAGGTGTTCGAGGAACCCGGTAAACGTTGGGCTCGGCCTGGACGGCTGGAAGGATTCAAGGCTTTCGTGCGGCTTCAACGCCACCACTTTCCCGCCGGTGATTTGTTGAAGGCTCGCTGGATCCGAACTTGAGATCTGCTCCGATGAATCGACGAAAGCGAAATCGGTTCCCTCATCAAGAGCCGCATCGGCTTTCAAGATCCTGGTTATGTCGCAATTGTCTTTGACCGCGTGTTTCTCTAATGCCAAAAGTTCCATCTCATCCACCACATGATTGATCGAGTGCTGAATAACCGGAGCGCACCGAATCGCGGAGGCCGCCTCGGGCTCGTAAATATGACAGAGCGAGTTTGCCGGCACGTCTCGGTAACCGACGTCTTCAACAACCCGGTAGGCAGCCGGAGCGCCGAACCGATCCATGATGATGCCATCGATCGCGTCGGTCCCGTATTCCTCTCCGCCCACTCTATGCGTCTCGACCAACTGAAGCGACGGCAAACCATACCGGTCCCGGGTTTTCAAAACGAAAATTTCGCCATCGACATCAATCGCCCGACAGACCAGGTGCTGGACTTCCTCCCAGCTAAACCGCCCGGTCACTTCGCATCGACTCGACCAGTCTCGAAAGTAGCGTTCTGCTCGAGCATTCCAGTCAGCGTCTTGGCTTTGAGCTTGCGCCCGGATCCCATCTCCGATTGAGTAGGTCGCCATGTTCGCGACCAGTTCCCTGACAAAGCCTGAATTGCGAGCAAGATACCTTGCCCGGCGGACCAGCTCCTTGCGCGTTGAAGGCGTCAAATCCCGGCGAGCATCGCGAATCGGAGCGCCCGGAATTGACCCTCGACGACTCGACTGCTGAGCGTTATCATAGCTGCTCGTCCAGCCGCGAAAATCGAGGCCCGGGAACAAAGACTGAATCGCGTTGAGGATCGGGTTGGGCATTACTTTTCAATCGAGATGATCCGAGTCGCTCCGACCCTCCGCTTCTTCGAGTAGGTTTCGGGATCAAGAATTGGCAAAGCGTAGGCGCACTCTGCAAGCACGTCCACAACCGGCATGGCGAACTGCTTCGATGCCGAGGAGCCGCCTTCGCCCCAAGACATGAGCGTTTTTCCCTCGGTCAGCATCTCTTTGGCTTTTGCCAAAATCGCCTCGACCTCCTCGGCCTCAAATCCAACAACGAATAGACCCCTAGCCATTAGACTTCCTCCTTGTCGGCTTTTTCTTTCCTTCCTTGATTTCCTGAATTCGAAGATAGATGCCCAGTCCCAAAAATACGCAAGTCAGGAGACCGACGATGACCTTCAAGAGGTTGTCCGCTTCGCTGGCAGCGAGCGCGAACATGCTCCCAGCCGACAATGCCAGCCCATCGGACATCGATTTGTGAAGATCCAAAGACATCATCGGCCCGGAATTCGGAAGCGGCCATACAGGGCAGTAACGAGTCCCGCGAACTCGAGCACGACGTGCCAGTTAAGCTGAACGAAGTCGATCAGTGCCTGGATATCGTTGAGCGGAATGGCGATCCCGGTAGTCTGGGCAAAAGCGCCCAAAGCTGTCATGATGAGGCCGATGTAGGTCAGCTTCCCTTGAAGGAATTGCTCGCCGAATTTTTCCGCCGCTTTTTTGACGAGGGCCTCCTTGATCTTCGAGATCAGGTTGCTTTTCGGCGGCTCGACCGGAGCAGGCTTGGGTGCAGGTTTAGGGACCGGAGCAGGTTTCGGAGCAGGAACCGCAACGGTTGACGAAGTCGGCGCAGGCTTCGGCGCAGGTTTAGCTGCCTGCTTTGGTTGGCGTTTTTTCGGAGCGGGACGTTCGGCCATAGCAGTTTTTTTCTTCTGTCAACGGATCTCAATTTCCGAGATGCGAAGGGTTCGACCTTCCGCTTTGGCTTTCGCCATTTTGGCTCGGATCTCCAGGTCACGATACTCGATGTAGGCCCTAACGGCTTTCCCTTCGCCGTTGCGAAATATAGGCATCGCCAAAATACCGTCTTGCGGTCGAGGCAGGAGCCCTTCGCCCATCCGGATCAGCTCCTCCGTGGCTTCCGGCAGGAAAACCTGAAGTTCGGCCAGCTTCTGTTTGTCGATCTTCATAGGTTGTGCTTTTCAACGATACGCATAACTTTTTTTGTGTACCTATCAGGAGCGCCAGATGCGTGTTTGGCCATCGCCTCCGCGAAAAATTCGCCCACGTCCTGACGAGCCAGCGAGCCCCACCCCTCCCTGCGCTGGAGCTTGAACTGCCGAAAGACTTTGGTCATCTCCGGCCTAGCCCTCCTCGCTTTTCGCGAGGCATTAAATTCCTGCCAACGAGCGTGGGCTAATTCGTGAATGATTGCGTGCCGGACCGGCCTAGGCGTTTTGCTCAGAATGCCATCATCCATCAGCTCCTTGACAATCCGGGTCGTTTCTTTGTTGTTTTTCCAGACGGCTTTGTTCAAGAAAATGCCGCGAATATTGAGGCTCCTTTTCCCGCCTTGGAACTGCAAAGCGAGGGTATTTTGCATCGGGCCAGGAGCGAGGGCGACCGTAAAGTCAGCGACCTTAATTTGCCGCTCAGGGAGCGAGCCGAAAATTGAAACGTAACGACTGATGGCAGATTGAACCTCTTTTCGTAGGGACGGGTCAGGAATCGCGCCGATAGACTCCGATCCGTAGAGGATGACGTCCTTTTTCGTCGAACGATCCGGTCGAACGCCGCCCGCCCCAAAACCTCCCTTCCGCTGACCGCTCTTTGCCATTTATGCCAAACTTAGCTATGTTAGGGTTTTTCCATAAACCCGGCGATCACCTGGGCGGTTTCGGCTTTTTCGGATAAAGGATGTCTCTGACCTCATTCCCGGTCAGGTTCCTCACAACGCCATCCGGGAAACGCACATCTACCGTGTTCGTTTTCCATTTGTAGGTGTCCCATCGATACTCGTATCCTCGTTCCGCGAGGGCTTCTCGCGTAACGTCGATTGTTAGCCTTCGCGGGTTTTTCGGCAGGCGGATACGGTATGGACCCTCGACGAAAACCTGCGATTCCTGAACGGCCTGGACGATTGCTGCCGTCGCCGTCGGAGCGGTCGCCTCCGCGGTTGCAGGCACACTTGAGGCCGACGTTGGATTGGCCAGCGGTCCCGCGCCCGCCTTTCCTGCTCCGACTCCGCCCTTCCGGTAGTCTTTTTTTGGACCTTTTGCCATATCCTATTCTTCTCCTGTTTCTCGATCTCCGCCAAGCAATTTCAGCATTAGGGACGCTGCCACCTGCATTGCTTCGCAGTCAAAATAGTGGTTTGCCCGTTTTCCAATTCGCTCCCAAAGATATTTGTCCGCCTTTTTGACTCGGCGTTCGCTTTCCAGCTGCTGGAGGTAGTCCGGCGATGCGTCGCCCGCGACTTCCCAGGTTGGCCCGCCGGATCCCGAACGGAGTCGCGCCAGCACGTCCTTTACGTTTAAATTCGACCAATAGAAAACCGAACAGGCGAGGGTCGGAGTTAACGCCACTTTCCGTTTTTGCGAGTAGAACCTCCAGACCTTCCGCCCGTTTGGCAAACGATGTTGATACGTAGTTCGCGCATCGCCCATGAGAGCGGTCCATCGTCTGGCGGCGCACCCTCGGTAGACGTCGTAGGTGGCGTAACCGGCATCAACGAAGACCAGTGAAGGATGAACCTCCAACCTTTGGGCCAAGCTGGAAACGTCATCGAAACTGATCAGTTTTTCGTGCCAGAGAAGCCGGGAAGATCCGTCGGCGGCCCAGCTTCTGGCGACGACGAAAACGTGATCCATCTGGCAGTCGACGGTTATGATTCGCAATTTCGCGCTTGCCATCGATGCCTCATAGGGTGCAGGCAAGACGTGGCCGGACTTGTCCAGTGCTGCTTCCTTTTCCCAGTCCTCTCCCAGCCTATAATCGGAAGGCGTCAAGTCGACCGAGTAATCTTCGTAAGCCTCGGCCCACGGTTGGCCGAGTCGTTTTTGGTAGAAAATTTTGAGAGGCTCGATGTCGCCAAGTTTCGCGCTCTGCTTCGCCCGCAGGTAAAGCTCAGCCAACCTGCCCCAGCTCATCGCGCAAAGGGCGTTCCAATGGAAGCCTACGTTTTCGGGCGAGGCGCTTGGATTCTGTCGAACGTAACAACCAGCTTGGTTGAGCCGTTTTCTGGTCCGGTCATCATCCGGGAATTCGGCTTGGCAGGCGGAACACAACATGACCGTCGAAGCCCTGACCGCTGCGTAATCCCAGCCTTGTTCGGTCCTCGCATCTGCTGACCACTTGATTTGATCCCACTGGTATGGCTGACGGGATTGGCATTCCGGGCAAGCGAAAGTCCACTCGCGCTGATCCGTCATCTGGTGACGCTTGGTCATGTCGTCATCGGCGTGTCCGCCTTGGCTCATGAACAAGCACTTGCCAAGCCACCCGAAAGCGGTCACCCGGGCTTCGGCTTCGGCCATGTGGCCGGTCGGCCATCGCCAACATTCGTCGCCGATCAGCCAGCGAATGGAGCGGCGCTGAAGATTGGTTTTGTTGTGGGCTCCGAGAACCCACAGGGTCATACCGTTGGTGAATTGCTTGATGGCTGTTTTGTTAAGGTGCCTGTTAGGCGGGAACAGTGAAGTGACCGCCTGACACTCACCAAACAACAAACCCATCCGGCTTTCTGCCTGGTCGCGCGCGTCTTCGTCGGTCTGATCAAGCCAGAGCGTCGGGCCTGGCAAATTCGCGATGATGTAGCAAAGCCCGACCTCGGCGACGGTTGTTTTGCTGGATTGGACCGAGGCCAAAAGCGTTATGACCCGAACGGTCGGATCGACGAGAGCTTCGAGCGGTTCCTTCAGCCAAGGCGAATTGTCGGCGCGGAATCTTCCCGGAATCGGCGAATACGGGATCCCTCGAATGTTGTCCTCGGCCCATGCCCAGGGCGGACGGCGATCGGGCGGACGCCAGGCCTCACGCCAGATCTGTTGGAGCCTCGGATTCATGGAGGATTGTTAGGACTTCATCGATTGCCTTACGGGCTTCGGCCTGGATCTCGGCGGCTTGCATCCCAGCGAGAATCGGCGGGAGTTCGCTCTCGAATTTGTTTCGCAGCAAACTAACCGCCTTTCCCGCTCGCGTCGTCCACTCGCGGGCCACTTCATCGATTTGGACGTATTCGCCACGACGGATCGCAACTTTCAGTTCTCGCTCTTCGACTTCGGCCAACAGCTTCCGGGCCTTTAGTTCTTCAGAATCTTGCGGACCGGATTGTTGCGCCTGGTCCTTGGTCGCCATGAATTCCTGCCACTCGGAGATGAGTAGCCTCCCATCCGGTCGAGGCGCTGGGCATCCTATGAGTTTCCGCCACGCCTGGAGGGTTCGGCGGTGGACGCCTAGCACGTTAGCCAGCTCAACGTAATTTTTGGCGAACCCGACAGGCACCGGATCAGCCGGAGCGGTCGGCTCCTCACCCTGATCGTCAGCCAGTTGGCGGAGCATCTCGCGTTCAGCTTTGGTTAGGCGTTTGCCGTCCGCGACCCGGCGCTGCAGCTCGTCCAGGTCCTGTTCGAGGACCGCTTTCGCCAACTCTGGTGTTCGTTTCTTCACTGGTCTGGTGTTCGGATCCTCGTTGCGCAACGAAGATCACAACATCAAGCGGTTTCTACGGGCGTTCTTGCGCGTTGCAGGGAGTTGATTGTGCTTGGCGAGTCAACGCCCGAAAGTGAATGGCCAATCGGCTAACTGACTGCTCAATTCGTCACTTTTCTGCATAACTGCTTGTTTTTTTCTTTGTCAGGATGCACAACCGGGTAGCGCGATGGGAGTTATGCCGTGCCGATGTTGAAAATTCTGCCCGCTTTTCGCAACTCGTCGAAAATCTGCGCTTCAACATCGCCGTCATGTTCTTTTGGTCTACCGAACGTGCCCGGTAGCCAATAATGATGTTGCTTTGAGCGAGTCTTGGCGAAGTGATCAAACCCGGCTAAGGCGAGTCGATCCACGCCAACTATATTGAGCAAGTAGGTCGCCACCAACAGGCCGGAAGACGGCAAAAGGATGCCAACGTCGCGCCGATATCCAGACCGCACAAGCGCCCGCTCCTGAATCATCCGGCGGATTTCGTTGTAGTGCCTTGCAGGCGCCTTGTAGACCTCGCTTGCGCTTGGATCAGCGTTGGTCTGTTCGTGCGGGAGCAGGATTCTAGGGTGCTGGGCTTTTTTGGAAATGGGCGCGAAACAAGACCAGAGCGTCGTTTTGCTGCCGGTATGCCTCTCGAAACCAGCGGTAACATAGTCATTGAATCGAACGATTTCGTCGCAGACGTCGATCTGATCGCCTAGCTCTTGCGCCAGAATAGACGGACCGTTTCCGACAAGAACGACCTTGGCATCTTTCGCAATTCGTAACGGCCTGATCCAGCGGCCATGAATGAATCGACCTTCGATTTTGACCTCAATTGCTCCGGCCCGCATGAGCCTGTCGATCCACCAGCCTTCCGGTCTGACCGTTGGGTGCAGGGTTTGACCTTGCCAGCGATTTTTGCTGTCTACGTAGGAAATCGAAACGCAGAACCTTTCCGCGATGCGCGACCACTCGGAAAGGGTCTTATCTACGTCCTCCGGCGGAAGATGCTCAAGAACGTCAAAAGCCGTCACTACGTCGAAATCCTTGTCAGGGCCTGGGATCTGGTGCGCCCAGCAAATCAGATCTGCCGAGGTGCACGCGAAGTCGGCTCCTATTACGCTTGCCTCTGGAAGCGACTGCCGGAGTCGCTGGGCGAATTCGTTGTGACCGCATCCAACATCGATGACCCTTTTCGGCTGCCATCGAGCGACGATAGGAACCGCCCTCGCACCGTGGCATGTGTGGCCGTATTGCGAAAAATCGACCGAGCCATAGATACCTTGGTATTTTTCCAGTTCGGTCATGCTCAGCATCCAGTCGTGGCTCCCAGTTGCCCGCTTGTTGCCTGCCAGAAATTTGTTCCATCCGAGTAGTAACCATCAGGTGCCGCGGTTGTTCCGCCGGAGTCCGTGTAGACCATCGTCAATTCGGCCAGAATTGAGGAGTTAGCGTAATACGTTGTGGCCGATCCAGGCATGGCGCATGCGCCAGATCCGCTAGTTGCCGAGTAATACAACGAGTGGCTGTAGAGCGTAGGCGGTG